AGAGACTCCGTAACCTCCCTTGTCGTGGAGTTCTTCCTGTAACTTGCGGTAGGGCTCGGAGATCACTTGCGCTGTTCTATGTTCGTAGCTCACGCAACCCCCATCAGGCGAGACTTGTCCAACGCTTCGTTCACAATCTGCTTTCGAGCGTGCCACTCGTTCGCGTAGTCACACTTTCGATAGTGTTCAAAGCACGGAGCCCCTAGAGTGAAATGAACCAGCTTCGCGTCCGGCATCTTCGGAGATTCACCGACGAGAAAGTTCCAATCTTCCGAAATCGACCCGATCAAGTCATCTTGTAGCCACTGGAAGCGGTGAAGGACAGACCCCGGAGCTTCAGACACAAACTCTCGGTTTAGAATGCGGTTCTGTGAATGGCCGCAGTTCCAGAGAATCATTGAGCTCCAGTTCTTGCGGGGGTACTCCTTGTTATCACACTCCATTGGCGTACCAATGAGCTTTCTATGGTGTCTCGTTTGGTAGTCGTGCTGAACGACCATCACAGCCTTGGTTTCATCTCGTAGACTCCAGAGCTTCGCGAGGTCGTCACGGAGCAGCATGTCGGAGTCCATGTAGACCGCCCATCCCTGATAGTCCATCAACTCAGGAACGAGAAACCGCGAGTAGATGAAAGCGTTGGTCCCGTCTCTCTGACCATCGAAGTCCTTCAACATCCTCGACACCAGAGGAATGATCGAGACAGGTTGAGAGCATTTGTCGATGATGGACTGCTCTAGAACGTGGTAGGCGATGCTTTCCCGTTCGTCATAACCGATGCAAATCGGGATCACGCCGCCACCTTCTGCGCGTACAGGTCCACAAACTTGCACGGAAGCCGCTTCAGGAGCTCGTGCTCGTTCTTCATATTGTGGGCGCCGTTCGACCATTCTGTCTGTCGGTTGGGATGGAGCATGAAGTCAAACCCGATCAAGGCTATCTCCGTGGGTTTCAGGATGTACAGCGCCGAGAGAATCGCGCACATACCCGTTGAGGGTTTGGTCGGAAGCATCATCGGCTGTAACAGGTTCCACTCGTACACTCCCAATCCCATACAGTTCGGATGAAACCAAAACTTCTTCCCTTCCTGCTCGTGTACCGGATTCCGAGAGAAGATCACATCGGTTTTCATCCCCCTATGAACCGGATCGGTCTCCGCTTTCTTGAGCCGGATCACCGTATCAAACGAGTCGATGACCGAACCTAAGCCCCCTTCTTCAGACGACGGCGAGCGCCCGACGACTACCCAAGTCACTCGCGATCCTCCCGATAACCTCTTCCCAATCCGTCTTTTGCTGGTAGACCTTCATGCAGGAATACCACGGCATCGTCTCGAACTTGCCGTACTTCCACTGACTCTGTGTAGGAACCATGACCCAAGTCGGTATTCCTAAGCCGGCCGCAAGATGGCCTACAGAGGTCTGCATGCAAATCACCATGTCACAGGCAGCTACTAGAGCAGCGGTGTCGTCGTAGTCCTTCGTGAGCGTCGCCCACGGGTAGGTGTGCACCGGAAATCCCTTCGTCTCGGCGGGTTTGTACTCGAGGTTCACGAAGTGTGCAGGAAAGTCGAAGATGGGCCCCCACTTGTCGAGGGGAGCGTTGCGGTACTTTGAAGCGTTGAGCCACGTTCCCCCGGTCCAGGCAATCCCGATCACCGGCTTCTGTAGTGTGGCGAAGTAGGCTTTCCAGGCTGCTGTCCTCTCAGGACAGGCTTTTAGGTACGGCGTACCGGGGAATTCAGCTTCGGAGTTACGGTAGAACTTCCCGAGTTCTCCCATGGAGATCGAAGCGCCAAAGTCTCTATCCTCCTTGTCCCAGTCGAGCTTCTTGTCCGTTCTAGTTCCGTAGACCTTGCAGTCGGGGAAGGAGCGGGTAAAGAGTCCTTTGAGACGCTTGTCACAGTCGATAATGACCTTCACGTCTTTCGTCGCATCGGGGATCATCGAAGCGAAACAAATCTCGTCTCCTATCCCTTGTTCACCGTAGATGATGACCTTCTGACCTTTCTCACCGTTCCAAGTAGGTTCGTCAGGATTACGGTACTTCCACTTCAAGCGAAAGTTCGTTCCTACCGAGCTAGAGTACCCCTCCCACCCTTCCTTCCACTGACGTTGACCCAAAAGGCAAAGACCCAAATTGTGAACGGCAAACGGATCACGGTCGTACTCCAAGGCATCTCTGAGCCACTTCTCGCCTTCTGAGAATTTCCCCTGATCGACAAGGCACATTCCAATCTGATTCAGAGCCAGACCATAGCGTTTCTTGTTCTCTTTGGGCGTCTTGTTTAGAGCCCTACGGAAGTAGTCCATGGCTTTGTCTACTTGCCAAAGACGCATGTAGCAAAGACCAGCAACGGAGAGAGGTTCAGCACGGTGAGGCTCGAGCTGGATAGCTCTTTCAGCGAGATTCACTGCCAAAGGGGTTTTCCCTGCTTTGTGCAGGATCATCGCCGCGCAGTTAATCAGTTGAGAGTTGTCCGGCTTCTCTCGTAACCCGTCAACACAAAGAAGCATCGCTTCGTCAAGTTCACCGGCTTCCTGGAGCTCAACAGCCTTCTTGACGAGTAGATCCGACTTCGACGGCTCCAAGGTCAGGATCTTACCCACCGTGATGACCTGTCGTGCATTTCAGATAGGGATAGTCCTGATTGATGATCTTATGGACGGCTTTGACGTGGTTCGGATCGAACACGTCTAACCCATGCTCGATCTTCAACTTCATGATGACGACAGGAGGAATCGTGGCGTAGAGCCAGAAATCTCGTTTGATCCCTGCCTTTGAATAGTCCTCGTTGTTGCGGAGGTCGCGGGCGTAGTTGAGAACTGGCTCAACGTCCTGTCTGTAGTGAATCTTTAGACCCGGCTCGTGGTCGTCATCCGTCCAGGTCTCTACCCCTCCGGGGTCTTTCTCTACGAACTGCGGCATATGACCCTCAAAAGAGACCCCCTCCGAAGAGGGGGCCAAACCAGGACACGCGAACTTACGCGCAGGCAACCACCTTGCCGTGAGCGTTCGGATTCCGACACACCAGGGTGTATTCCGACAAGAGCATCTTCTTTTCAGCGTCACCCGTTTGCGCCAGAGCCTTCACGAACGGCCTACGGAGGAAGGCGACCGCCCAGTAGTCAGGGTCGATGCACAACACCACCGAAGCACGGACGTAACGAGACAGAATCACCGTGTGATTCCCGAAGCTCGAAACGTACATGTTCGCAGCGTTGATGATCGGAGCCTGATCTCTCGGAGTCACGTCCACGAACCGCGTCGCAACACCGGGAATAGCGTCGATAGCGGCCTTCTGCGTGGAACCGACCAAGATCACTCTGGGGTCTCCACCGTCTGCCCACGCTCCATTGAGAGCGACGTTGAGCACGCCTACGGTCAGAGTGCCCAGAGTGGCGCCATCCGTCGGAGACACCGTGACACCGGCCGCAAAGCCCGGAGTCGTCGCGGAAGCAGCCGACGTGGTAGCGATGATGACGTTGTTGATCTGCGTCGTCACCGAAGAGGTCGGACCGGCAATCCACGACTCCATGCTCGCCATGGATCGGACCGACACAGCGGTTCCGACTGACGTGCCCTGATTCGTGACGATGGCCAGTTCCATGTCCCGCTTCAGCTCCTTCATGAGCTTCACCGCGAGACGCTTGTTCTCCGACGCTCTTCCGGCTTTGTTCACTGTCTCCAAAGTTCCAGAGACGATGAATTCCTTGCGGGAAATCTGACAGTAGTTGCCGTACCGGATGGCTCCTGCCGCAGTAGCGTAAGTCGGGTCGTCACCTTCCAACTGACGGTTGATGGCCGCCGCTGCAAGGTTATCCCCCAACCACTCGTGATAGACCGCCGCCGCATCGACCTTTTCCAGGTTCGACAGCGCCCATGTGTCCATGGGATCGAGCAGCCAGATCACGTCCTCCAAATCCTCGCGGATGTTGGCGGACATACTCCCACCAGCTGTGGTGACGGAGTTTGTCCAGGTAGTACCTGTAATTTGAGACAATTCAGCCTCCTAAGAGCTTGTTGAACTTGTCGCCTATCCGCTCTTCCACGAGCTTGTTCCGTGTGAGCTGGTCCGGGGCTTTAGCCACCGCTTTGCGAAAGTTCAGGTATTTCGCTGTGTCCGATGACATGACCTTTCGAGCGGTCGCGATCACCGGCTTTCCACTTTTGGCTACGGCTACCTTTTCGGCCACCTTGCCTCTGTCGCCTTGCAGCTTGTCGTACATCATCGCCTTGTAGGCTACCGTGTAATCCAGTTGCGACATGTGGGGCAGGGCTACCTCGGGATACCCGAGACCCTTTACGTAAGCCTCAACACTCGTTCTGGATTCGTCCGACCACTTGGGGATCTGTTTCGACAATGCTTCCTGCGACTCTCGACGGAGCTTTTCACGCTCCGCCGTTTCTTGAGCAGAGAACTTTTTACCTTCCTGCTCGAGATACTGTTGTAACTGCTGCCGACGGGCGCGGAGCTGATCGAGCTCGACACGAGCCCTGACAATCGCGTCTGTACCCAACTTGCTCCAATCCGTCTGAGTCTCGACATGTTGGGTATAGGCGTCGATCATCCGTAAGGTTTCGACGTGCTCGCCCATCGCCTTCTCGAACTTCTGCCGCTCGCGAAAGAGCGCAAGCTCCTTGTGTTGAGCTTCGATGGCTTGACGGGTCTGGGAAAGAGCCGTGGTCTTTTCGGTGTAGTCCTTCTCCCGCATCAAAGCGTCTTTCAGCTTCTTCGGGATTTCGTACTGATCCCCATCCCAATCGACCACTTCGTAGTCGTTCGGTGGAGTCTCTGTAGACTCTTGAGTCTGGGGAGCGTCTTGGGTAGGAGCGGCCTCGGCCGGCGCTTCAGGTTCTGGAGTAGGAGCCGGCTCGGGCTCGATAGCTCCCATCGCTACCGCTACACGCTGCTCGACAGACTTCTGGTCTACTTGCGCTTCCATAACCTCATATCCCCTAAGAACGGCGCACCACGCTTTTTAGGATCGAGCGCGTTCGCCGCGAGTTTACCATTCCGTATCGCGTCCTCGAACACTCCGCGAAACAAGGTCAGGGAGTGTAGAAGCTGTTTGGCCTTCACCACCCCTTCTTCGTCTCGGATCGGAGCTTCACGGAACTTGCCGATAATGTGAGCCTCCACGAGAGCGAAAGCGTCCTTCACGAACGGGTCATTCAACAGCCGTTCGGCTCTGCTTCCGCGTTCCAAGTCTTCGCGAAGTTTCCCTTCGTTCATAGCGTCCTGGGCATCATGACACCACGCATCCACGCAACACGAGTGGCGTGCATGGCGACGCGGACCAAAGCGTCAGTGGCTCGTCTGATCGACACCTTCGACTTCATTCCATGCGGTGCCCGCCTGCGAGTCTCGTAATAGTCGAAGGTCTCGGGCTTCACCTTCACAAGCCCAAAGTCTGTCGTTATCACGAGGATGGTGTTCACTGTACCGTCCTCACGCCCACCACCTTACCCGCCTTGTCACGTATCACTTCCTTCTGAGCGTTGGCGGAGGCGTGGACGGTCTCTACAGCCTTAGCGATCTTGGTCAGGGCGTCGGCAAGACGGTCGGGCTTCAAGCCTCCGGTGGACTTCACAGCCTCGGTCTCTTGCTTGGTGTTGGCGCGGAACCGCTCAACGTCCACCGTGTTCCCTGCCTTGATCTGCTCCAAGAGAATCTTGACCTCAGCCTCGAGAACATCCGATTGATTCTTCTGCTCGAGCTCTGCCCCTTTGACCTTCTCGTTAGAGGCTAGCTTGGCTTGCTCGACTCCAGCGTAAATCTCTGCTTCCGAAGGCTGTCGCGGCGGGTCGGGTACTGTGCTTGGGTCGGTCCAGAATCTTTGCGGAGCGGCGAAGTCAGCGGCTTTCGTCAACTCTATCAAGGCTTCGTAGATGTTCTGTTGGGTTACGACCTTAAGACCCCCCACCATCGCTTCTTTCTGAGCGCTGAGGATTTGGGTTAGACGGCCAATCAACATATCCTTGTTACCAGCCCCGTACCCGACCGTAATCCGCATATCCCGGCCGGTTCTCCAAGAGGCAGGGTCTACCGTCACCCACTTTCCTCTGAGCTTCACTGTCTCGGCTTTGTGACCGGACTTCAAAACGAGCTCGTGAGCGAGGGCGAAGAGTTCTTCAACTCCAGAAGCGATGATCCTAGCTATCTGCTCAATCCGCTGAGCCGCCATGGTGGAGACTTGGCTGATCGCTACCCCAGAAGCGGCGGACTTGGATTGAACGTCCGGGTCTATCCCTGAAGTGAACCGTGAGGCTCCGGTGCGCTTCTCCTTGACCTGATCGAGATAGTTCAGACCTTCCAAAGCCTGTGGGAATACGAAAGGAGTGACTAGGGGAAGGATATGGCCTTCACCGGGAATCGCTCCATCGGTAAGCCTGACACTCCAGCCAGGAGCCGTAACAGACATGTCGTCTAGGTTTACTTTGTCGGAGATGGCGTGTCTGGGAGAGTTGGATTGGTACAGCGAATCCAAGCCCTGTCGTAGTACGGCGGTGGAGATGCGCTGAATGTCCATGACCATATCGGCCACGGACGTTCCAGGATGCCGGTGAGGATTGACGGTGGGCACGATGCAAGCGACGTTGATACGGTTGAGCTGCTCAATGGCAGGCCGTCCGTCCTCATACTTGAGTATCTCCTGTCCCACCCGCATGACCCGCTGAAGCTCTGCAATCCCGTCCTCGTCGTAGTCGTAGCGAATCCAAATCATCCGTACACGAACGGTACGCATGGCAGGGTCGTAGTTCTCCGGTGACCCGTCAGTGGACTGCTCGGCGTAGAGGTCTCTAGCCCTGTCTGTCTCGTTCTCCGGGGCTTCAGAATCCGATATATCGTCCTCAACCTGATACCCCTGCTCGCGTAAGGCAGAGATGGTCATATCGTCGGCGTACTCGAAATACCCCGCATCTCTCAGGCTGAAAGAGGGAGTGTTCTCGCCTACCTTGCACCGCTCAGGAGGAAGGACCTGGAAACACAGCTTCTTCTCTGGCTTGGTCCTACGGATCGTCGCCGTATACGTCATCGGATCGGAGCCGGGCTGTAGCTCAGTAATCTCGGCCCCGTCGTCCTGAAGAAGATTGGCGATCTGCTCTTCGCTCTGATCCTGGTAGGTTTCAGTCTCGACCTGCTTCTTCTCCTCGACATACGGCATGCAATAGCCGTTCTTGAGGAGTAGGGCGTCTTGAGCCCAATCCAAGAAGATCTGAAACCATGGGTTTCTCTGAGTGACGATGTAGTTCAGGTAGTCAGATTCCTGTTGGGCTACTTGTTCGTCTTCAGGACCGAACGGGACAAGCTCTACTACGTTGTCACCGTTGGCGAAAATCCGACAGAGAGCGGGCAGAATCCACTGCACCGTCTCAAAGACCGAGCGGTCTACAACTTGGCTTCGACCTTCAGGAGCTTGCTCGATGTTCCGACCGTAGTAGTAATCCAGAGCCAACGCCCTATCGTTAGCGATCTCGTCGCCTTCATCCCCTCCGTAGGAATGCTCGGAGGCTTTGTCGATGGCGTTGAGTAGCTTCTGGATGTCAGGCATTGAGCTCTTCATCCTTCGGCTTCGGCGGTCGTCCAGGCTTGCGGTTGCTCTTGATCTCCAAGGCTTCGATGCGTTCCTCGAGCAAGTCGTTGGCGGCTTCCAGTGCCTCAACATCCTTGATGAGCTGCTGAACCTGCAAAAAGAGCTTTCTCATACAATCCCCCGCGTCTGTATCTTCTGCGGTTTCGGTCTGGCGTCTGCTGTTCGCATCGCCATCGCCGCGCCCATCAACGCACTAGAGGCGTGACTCGCCCAATCATGCACTGGTTCGGGCTTAAATTCACCCATCGACTGGTTGAATCCCCAACGATAGTGCCGAAGAGCTTCAAGGCCTGCCGCGCACTTCTTGTCGTCGAACTTCGCGCGAGCGAACAGTAAGCGGGTCTCGTTGATCTGATCCTTCAGCGACCGAACCGGAATCACTTGGACTTTGTAGCCGTTGTCCGCGATGACCGCCTCAATCGTCTTCGGCATCCCTAAGCGGTCTTGCTTGGCGTCGTGGGGTAGGTAGTG